CGGATGATGGTCGTGAGGTTGTCCGCCCACTCGGCAAGGGTGGCCTCGATGGTTTTCTGCGGTTGGCCGTGCAGCCGGGTGGCGAGGGTCTTTGGCATGACTTCGAGGAGCTGCTTGGCGGTGATGTGCGGGCGGCTCGTGATGTCGCGCGCTTCGTCGTAAAAGAGGGTGATGGCTTCCTGGCGTTGCCAGTCTTTGAAATCCTTCTCGGCCTTGATGCGGTTGTTCCGACTGGCGATGTAAATTTGGTTTGCCTTGCGGATGTCTTCGACCGATCCGCCGTTGCGCTTGCAGATGACCAGTTCGTTGTAGCCGACCTTCTCGGCAAGGCGGGCGCGACGGAGGGATTGGCGGGGCGTGTTGTCTTCGTCGTCCGGCTCGGGTGCGCTGTCGTGAACCGGCGGCGGTAGAGGAACTGGCAGAGGCTCGGCAGGCTCTGACACTCTCGGAGGTTCGGCGACCTTTGAGAGTTTCGGCAGAGGTGGCGGTGTGCCGCGTTGCCCACGCTTGGCGCGCGGCGGTGCGTTCGATTCACGCCACGCCTGGGCGGCGTCCACGGAGGTCGTGGGCATGCCTTTCTTGACGAGGCGCGAGACGACGCTCTTGTCTATGCCGAGGCTGTTGCTTAATTCCGTGATGCCCACGGCTTGTGCAACGATGTCAAACTATGCAACGCTCAGGAAAGCATCGAGCGACTGACAAACTGCACGGATTGAGCGTTTTAAAAAGATTCCTTATGCCCCCTCCGGTTTTTCGCGTCGGCGTTGTCTGACATTTTTCGACTGCGACAATTTCAAAGTGCGACAATTTATTTCACTTTTTGCAAGGTTGTGTGGAGCGCCAGCGTTTCAAAGTGTCGGCAATTCTTTCGGATGTTTCACTTAATGAAAAACTATGTGATCCAAGGCAATGCGAGGCTATGACGGCTAGGTCGTGAGCGATCTCCCGCGCCTCGTCGCGCTCGCGTTCAAGTTTGCGGGCAAAGTTGGCTGTAACAACCTGCATTGGAATTGGGTTTGTTCTAAGTAGCCCTTCATGTTGCACCGCATCCGTTTCGGGTGTGTCATTCATTGCTGGCCTCCTCTTTGAGTTGATCAACGAAATCCCACGCCTGCTTTGCTCGCAGGTCGAAATACCTGGCGAGCAGATGCGCCACGCCTTGGAGAGTGGTCTCCTCTCCGGTGCAGAACTCCTCTACCAAGCACGCAATCTGTCCCAGCATGGCGCTGTGCTTTTCTAGATCATTCATGGGTTGAGAAGTTCTTTGATTCGCTCAGCTTGTTCAGCAAGAGGCTCAAGCATGCGCAGGGCGCGGTTGAGGCGTTCGTGGTCCCATTGTTCGTAATCGCCTGATTTCTCGACCCATCGCTGAAATCCACGCTCCAGCATATCTAGAACGGCCTCATCGCCTTCCAAGCGCGGCCGTGGCTCCGGTGACGGTTCCATGCCGAATTCCAGTTGGAAGTCGGTGACAGCGTCAATATAGACCTCCACGCCAAACTGGCGGATGCCGAATGCCTGAGACTTTGGCAGGAGCGTCTTGCAGATTTGGTGGAGCACGAGGAGTTGCTTGTGGCCTTCCTGCCATTGTTCCTGCGTGGTGTCTAGAGGAATTTCAGCTAATTCAAGTTGTTCCATTTTCTCGAACACTGGAATTTGCCAGAATGTAAGCTGTTCCATTTTCTGGAACGATTGATTTGCGAGTATGAGGTCAAGCATTGGCTTTCAGTAGGTAGCGAGCGCGGATAAGCGCAGCGAGGTTGGTTGGTGTTTTTGGTGCCGGTGCTTTGCCGGTTCCGGCGCGGCGTTGGCGGCGTTCATCTGGGGAAAGTGCGGACCATCTGGCCTTGGCGGCATCGGCGTAGTTCTGACGGCTTGATGCGGCCTTTTGCTGATAGCCGTGGAAATTGAGTGCGCGCCCGAGTTTGTTGGCGTGCCAGTCGAGGAGTTGTTTGCTGATCTCGGCTCGTTGAGCCAGCTTGGTCAGGCTCTCACCTGAGGAGTTGAGAAGCCAATACAGCGCCAAGAATCGCGTGCCAATGAGTTCCGTGTTTAGTTTTCCAGTTTTTGGGACTGCTACGGCAAAGGCTCTCGCCAGCGTGTCAGACTCGATCTTCGTCGTGGCATCCTGCTTCTGCTCACGGAGCCACGCCAACATCTGGCGGACTACCTGCGGCGTGGTGCCAACCTCTTCGGCGATGATTTCTTCTGGCGTGTCGATCTCGCTGGAGATGTCTGGCCAATAGTGCGGATCGGCCTGGTGTTGGGCAAATAACCGGTCAGCCTCTCTGGGCATTGTCGGGTAGGTGTTAATCATGTTAGGTGTTCGGTGATTACTATTTCATTCGTCGAATTGGCTGGTGAGGTGGTAATTGTTACATACCGGGCAAAAATAGACGCGCAGCTTTCGGTTCTTGTTTCGGCGGGCAGTCATCAAGAATTTCAGATTGCTCTTGGCAGCCTTGAATGTCTTGAACCGGCGCTTAGACCAGCACATCTTCCATGCGATGAATGGAGGGACGGCGGTCATTTTGCCTCCTCAAATCTGGCGATATGTCCGTGCATTAGGACAGGAATCGCCTTGTCGCGTTCTCCGTTGCGGTTCTTGTCTATGCGCAGCACCTTGCCTTCGTCGCCCTTGGCGATGATCCAGACATGGTCGGCATGGTGGGAAATGGCGCGCGATTCGCGGAGTCGGCCTTCGTCGTTAAGTTGAGACGCCGTGCCGACGGCGATGTCGAGTTGCAGCGCCAATCCTTTCAGCCTGCGGGTGATCTCCGAGACATGCTGCTCGCGCGTCTCGTTCTTTCCGAGGGTGCGCAAGGCAATGAGCTGGATGTAATCGACTATGAGCAGGTCAAGTTGACCTTTGCCGTGTGCCTCGCGGGCAGAGGCTTCGATGGATTCCCAGTCGGCAAAGTCCGATTCGATGCGGAGATTAGTCCGCTTAAACGCCGCAAGCGCCTGGTGCATGCGAGCGAGGTCTTGTTGGATCATGCCTTCGGCAGCGGTCTTGATCCGGTGGCCGGTGAAGTTTGAGAGCATCCTGCCAAAGACCTGCTTTGCCGGCATCTCCAGGCTGAATAGGAGCACATGCTTGAGCTTTTCGGCGGCGTCCAGTGCCATTTGTTGCAAAATAATCGATTTGCCGCCAGATGTCTCGGCCGCTACCACGAATAGCTCACCGCGTTTCGGTCCGCCGCCTGTCAGTGCATTCAGCGACGGCAAGCGCGTCGAGAATGCCTCGGGCGGCTCCGTGCGCTCGATCTCGGCCAGCCATTCTTCCATCGTCTCGGCCAGCGTCTTGCGTGGGCGGTCCACAAGGGCCGAGATTTCGGCCAGACGCCCGGAGACGGCTGCGATGTCGCCTTCCATCGTGCGAAACGAAATGGCAGCATCTGAGGCCGCTTGTTGGGCCTTCCTGTATCGGGCAGCGGTCAGGAGTTGCTCACGATACCAAAGCGCCGTCTTCGGATCACCGGTAGGGAACACGCTAAGGATTTCCATGAGCGCCTGCGGTCCACCGACTGCGTTTAATGTCCCGGCAGTCTCCATTAACGAGACTATGGTCAGCGGATTTGACGGTGCATTGGTCGCTCGGCAGGCTTTGGCGGCTTGCAGGATGAGCTTGTGGGCTTCTGAAAAAAACAATTCATCCGGCCATGTGGCCAGGTCGAGCGTTCCTAGGTGCTGGACAATGCAGGAAAGCGCCACCTTTTCCGCTGTGTCGTTCCGTGGGACCGCCGGCGGCATGGCAATGATTCCGGCTTTTTCGGGTGTGTAGGTTGGCATAGTTGATTACAGGCAGCGTTGCGGTTCTGGTTGGGGGTTCTTTGAACCCCCTATTATCTTCTCTTCTCTAGTCACGTTTTGGTCACGCTGCGGGCGTGACATTTTCGTGACAGCTTCTTTGGCGCGTTGCTTCCACTTTCTTTGTGTTGCAAGTCCACGCTCTTTAGCGGTTTGGCTGTTGTGTCGGTCGAAGTTTGTAAACTCGATTTTCTCGCCTTTTATGCGAATCCATCCGCAGTTTGCGAGTGCTTCGTCGAACTGCTCGCAGCGCGTGATTTCGCGGATGACACGGAGAGCCGTGACACTTGTCACGCCGTCAGCGTGACAATTCCGTGACGCCCAAGCCCACACCTTCACGAGCTTCCCGACCACCGTATCCGGGTCTAATCCGGTCTGTTCAGCGATAGCCGACACCTCGATCTTTTCGTGTAGGTGGTTTTCAACCTTTATCCATTCTCCAGCCATAAGTTATTTCATCCTCCTGCGTTCCCAGCGGTCCACCCTGCGTTCAAATTTAGTCCAGCGCATATATTCCATGTCTGTCATAGCTCCGTCTTTGTGGAGCCAGTGCGCGAATGCCGATGCCTGCGTCGCCATGCTCCAGCCGGTTGTGTCAAGGTGGTGCCTGGATTCAAAGACCTCGCACGGCCATTGTTTGAGACGCTGCCGCCAATAGCGGTGCTTTTCCTCGTTTGGGAGTTTGCCAAAGAGATCGAGCTGAATCATTTCATCGCCTCCAGTCGCATTTTGTCCGCAGGCAGGCCGATGCCTGAGCAGTCGCCGAGTGCTTTGCAAAGGTCGCGGTAAAATGCAGAGTTCAAGAATGCAATCGCGGTGCGCTGGTAGCGTTCGCGGTTGTTTTTGAGATTGTTCCGCAGGTAATCGCGGTCGTTCTTGGCGTCGAGCACGGCTTGGCGGATCATGGCGCAGAGCAATCGCCGGGTATAAATAAGCTCGTTGTCTACTTGCTCGTCAGGTGAAATTTGTGGCAAATCGGGCATGCATATCTTCGCAGGCTCTTCTTGCGGTTGCGCCGGGCGAGCCGGACCTCGGCGAGCTTGAGCGCCACGGTGCGCTCGCTGGGGTATGCTTTTTTGCTCAGGCACATGTCCCATATTGTTTCTGGTAGATATTCCCTCACTCATTTCGTATTCTTCCCATGGTGGGTCTCGATGTATTTGCGGACGCGCTCCGCATCAGCCTCCGCCTGTTGCCGTTCCTCCAGAGCGTAGGTGTGCTGGTAGGGCGGCAACGGCACGCCGCGCTCGAGCCTCGGGCCGATCGGGCATGCGTTGGCGCAGATTGCTAGGCGTAGGGTGATTTCAGGGAGCATGTTAAAAAATCCTGCGCGTATCCCGCCGCGCCCCGGTCGCTGCGGTTGCGTTAGAACGGAATCTCGTCGGATTCTTGCTTCTTAGTCGGCTTAGCTGCGGCCTTGGCGGGTTGCTTGGCTTCCAGCCAGCGCTCGATGACATTGAATCGCGCGTTCGGATTGGTGCTTCCGGCCTCTTCGCCTAAGACCACCCATGCCGACATGCCGACAAAATCCTCGGCCTCGATGGTGACTTCTTCGCCTGGCACGACGGCTTGCCCGAGTGCTTGGCGCACTTGGTCAATTTTCCATGCGGCTTTGGCCGTAAAGGTCAGGTGTTCATTGATCTCTGGCCCGTCCGTGCCGTCTGGCATCTTGACGCGGCAGGTGAGCTTGATCATCGAGTTCCCAGCTTGGCTGGTCTTTTCGACGCCGTTGGTGATCTCGATCTCGTATTTTCCCGGTTCGACGAAATAGGTCTCGCGGGGTTCGGTTTGTGTGTAAGTTGGCATATTTTAGTAGTTGATTAGTAGTTTGGTCCGCGTTTTTTGGGATGCGCGGCCCCCCTTTGCCCCTGCTTTGGCTTTATGGGCCTGCGAGGAAATTATTTGGTTTTGTTGGTGACTTGGCGCATTTGCTTTGTGCCAGGTGCGGTCTTGATAAACTGGTATGGGTTTTCGATTTGCAGTTCTTCGGCAAGTTCAAGAAACTTCTCCGCACTCATCTTCCCGCCGCCGATTAGAAAGGCTCGACCGGCATTGAGCTTTGATGCCGTTTCCAAGGCTGTATCGGCTTCAATGTATTCTTTTTCCTTTGGGTTGGTGAGTTTCCAGCCGGGGATCTCCTCTTTGGCTTCAAGCCGCGCTCTGAGTGAATCCAAAACAGGCTCAGCGATGTGCTTCTCTGCGGTCTTCCAATTTGAGGCAAATACGCTCATCTGAATCGGATCGGCCATGATCTCTTGCAGCATCTTGTCAACGCTCAGGCCGTCCGTTTTAACCAAAGCCAAGGCACCCTCTGCCTGACGCACTATGGCCTTGCAGGAGTTGAAATTGGCGCACCAGCCGCAGTATTCATTCGGCGTCGGCTTGGCGTCCTCGCTTGTGGCCTCGGAGATCCATCCCTGCGTAATCTGCTCGGCTTCTGAGCGGGTGAAGTCGTAGGACCGCACGAGCCGCTGATCTATGTAGATCACATGCGCTGTCCACAACTCGGCAAAATGATCCTCCATGCAGCCGAGCGCATAGGCGGCGAGCTGCTGGCGGTAGTTCCGCACCTGACCGCTCTTGATGTCTGCCACCCAGCGCTTGCGCTTGCAAAGAGCGTCAGAGGTGCCGAGCTTGGAAAGTCCCGGCACCGCCACGGCGAGATATTCCTCGCGCGTCTCGACATGCTCACCACCGGAGAGGCGATTGAGCGTTTCAATGCCCCAAGCTGCGACATCCATATCGGCTCGTGAAAGTTGCGAAAGAGGAATTGGATCGCCATCCATCGCCAGCCGAATCGCGCGGTCAATAGCCGTCCCACGCTCCGCCGCTTCGCTGGAGCCAGGAGCTCCAACGAATACGGCACACTCGGCCAGCTTTGGTGCCATGGAGGGGGTGAGTTCTTTACTCATGCCGCCTCCTTCAACTCGGTAGCCTTGGCAATCAGCGCCTCCGGGCGAGCCACAATGTTCGCGCGGAGTTTTTCCGAAACATCCCGCCAAGTTTGGCCTGGCTTAATGCTTTTGTTGGAGATCAAGAAAGCGTTGACCGCTTCCTCGTTGGCCTCAAGCATCTCAAAGGCCCGCACATGCTCGGCACCGACCACGACCACCGCCGGTTCGGCTTTCGCTCTTGGCGTTGCGTTTGTAGCGAATAAATGCGCCACCGATTCCCATTCCATCGGAAGTTCTTCAGCCAGTCCGCTGCGGGTCTTCGCGTCGTAGGCCGCGCTGTGCGTGGTCAGGATGATCCGCTGCTTGCCGCCGGTCCCCTTGGCCTTGCCGTTCTCAGTCTCAACGACTTTCGTCTTGAACCGGAAAAACCAGAGTTCATCAGCCCATTCTTTAACGAGCGGCGAGCTTTGCTTGCTCATCTTCAGCTCGTAACGGTCGTAGGCCGTCATCAAATCCGGCGGCTCGACGCGCTGAACCTTGCTGTGAGCGAGAAGCACGACATGTTTGCCATTCGCGATTAGCGAATCCAGCGCCGTCAGCATCCGGCTCATGCGTTCGGCCACCATCACCCATCCTTTTCCGTAGCCATAATCCTCAATGCTGGCCTTCTTGGTGCTGGCGAGCAGGTCTTCGACGCATAGGCGCTCCGCCCAGTCTGCCGAATCAATGATGACCGTCTGGTAGTCGCTGGCTGCGACCTCTTTCAGTGCGCCGTTGAGTTCCGACCAGCTGTTAATCTCGCAGCGATCGGTGTTGAGATGTGCCGTGCCTCCCTCGATATCGAGGAACAATGGATTTGGAAACTGCGCGGCAAATGTTGTTTTGCCAACCGATTCCACTCCGTAAATGACCACGCGCTGTGGCCGTGTCTGCTTTCCTTTTGTTATTTTCATTTTTTGGTGTTTGCGGCAGCGAAAACGGCCACTGCCAGTGCCGCCCAACTATGGGATTTGATGCCGTATGTCGGGCCCGGCTTGGCCTTGGTTCCCTGTGGTCCGACGAGATCGAGCAACGCCTGACGCACATTGGCGTCCTTTGCTCGCATCGTGCCGCAGAGAAAAAGTTTGATGTCCTTGCGATAGCAAAGAACCGGCTCCACCCGAGCCACCTCCGTAAACCGCCC